AGAGAGAAAAAGAAACAAACGCACTTTTGGCAACATGGGATACTATTGCAAAAGCAGCAGAAGCCGAAAATATGTCTACTGCTAAAATGAGTAGATGTGTTAAAAATAAAAATATAATAAACGATTATTATTATAGTGTTATTTAATTATACGCCGTAATCTGCCCATGTACACCCATTATCACTATAGCTAGGACGTTGCTTACCAAGTCGTTTAACAAACCCAAACCATTTGCCGGCAGGCATAATTGTATTCCAAACGACATCATTTGCATAAACCCAATGTATCCTTGTTGATTCTAGTAAAGGCATTGCATATTCATACAAATTTATGAGTGTATCATAATATGATTGATTAACTATATATCCAGAAGCAGTTTGGACATTTAAAATTTTAAATATGTACTCATAATCAGTTGGCAGTTGTTCGTGTAAATTGTATGACAACATTAAAACATCATAATCAATTTGGTCATTAAAAAAAACCGTTAATTGTTCTTCAAATGCCTCTTTTGATACAAGAAATGTAAAATCGTCTTCCAAAATAAGCACATTTTTATATCCTCGTTCTTTTGCTAATTTCAAAACTGCAAGATGAGATTTGCCACAGCCCAATATTCCGAATTCTGGCGTTTCAATTGCTTCAAATCTTTCAAAAGGCAAGTTAAAAGCGTTTAATTCTTGTTCAATTTCAGCGCGCCTGTCAATGCGTTTATTCAAGTTAATATAAATAATTTTATCTATATTTTCAGACATATAATAAAATGTATTTTGTATTTAATACATTTTATTTATAATTGTTGCAATTATTTACAACAGTTTAATTGGTGCAATTATTTTTTATTAGCAAATGGACCGCTAACCAATTTGCTCTGCCCATTATCGGTTTTGCCTACAATAATATTTTCACCCTCAAACAATTCCATGCAAATATCCGCTGTGGAAATCGATTCTTTATCTTTTAACATAGACTCCTGTGTGGTATTGTTTATACCGACTAGGTTACCTTTATCGTCGATTGTTTGTGTTAAAGTATTTCCTGATTTATCAGCCTTTTTAATATTTTCATCAATTGCTTTTTGTTTAGATTCTTTTACACGTTGGTCGAAGGCAGTTTTAGCATTAAATTCATTTTTGTTTTTTTCACTCATTAATTGATTCAACTCTTCCTCCATATACTCCACCCGGCCTGTTTTATAAGCCTCTGGGTCCCAAGGCATCCACAGTCCGACTGGTCCAACAAAAACATCATGATTCTGGTCAATTTCCCTCAACATTTTACATCTCAATTCGGCCTCTTCAACTGTTGGATAAACTCCTCTAATTTTCAATCCTCTAGTCGAAGTCTGAAAATTGTTAATAATGTTAAATGATTTATCAATTTCTTCTTCATTGTTGTCGACAAATGTTTTGTATTCATCAGACATATTTGATTTAGAAAGAATCTCCTTTTCTTCTTTCACGAAATCTTTAAAATCATTCGAAATATCATCAAATGATACATTATATTTATAAGACATAAAATTTAAAAACTGAATAAATTTTTCCATGGATTTGTTGAGGTCCCACTTCTTTAGGAATTCTTCAAAGAAAAAAATTTGCTTTTGTTTTAAAATATTCTCGGGGGAAACAAAGGATACACATACAAATTTTTGATTAGCAATAGGCTTGTCTTCTTCCAATAGGTCAACGTATTTAGGATTTTGTTTCCCGTTTTTAAGTTTTCTCTCGAATTTAGTCTTTTCGGCACTCTGTGATTTAGCAATGTCCATTTTAATTTATTAAATGATTTAATTCTAAGTTTTTTATCGCAATATATATTTTTTTCTTATTTATTAATATAATGAACGGTTTGATAAACGTTGGAGAACTTGTCAAGAGAATCATTAAATACCTAGTAGAAGGTTTGATGGTGGCTATTGCGGCTTATGCTATACCTAAACGTTCTTTGAATATGGAAGAAATTATTCTTATTTCATTGACCGCTGCGGCAACTTTTAGCATTTTGGATACATACATACCAAGTATGGGAGTGACAGCACGTTCTGGTGCAGGATTCGGTATTGGTGCCAACTTGGTCAAATTCCCGGGTGGATTTTAACACATAAACTAACTAATTTTTAGCATAATATATTAATCTAATAATAATATATTATGGTAAGACGTACATATAAAGGACGTAAAAAGAACGGCAAGGTTAGTCGTCGTGCAATAAAAGGTGGTCGACATCTTACAAGACGTAGACGTAGCAATCGAAAATACACAGGGGGTGGTGTTCGGTTTGGAACAGGGATTGGGTCAAATTGCCATGATCCGAATAAATCAATATTCAACACAAATTTATTAAAATTATTTCCATATAAACCGTAAACAATAAATTAAATAGTAGGTATAAATTCCCAATCCAATTCTCCACAAATTTTTTTCCAAACATTATCTTGTTCAATTCGTTTTTCTCGGTCTTTCAACATTGGGAAATGGTCTAAATATTGTATTTCACCCAAAAGTTCACACAATTTGTATGCGGTATAATAATAATTTAAAAAGTTGACCCTATCATCAGGACAAAATTTCGAATAAGGTGCTTGCAAATCCATGAATAGATTACAAAGTGTTTCTTCTAATTCAGGCGACATTATAGGAGGTTTAATTCCAAGCTTATCTTTTATAAATTGTATATGTTCATAATATTTATTGTAACCCAGTTTCTTCAAAATTTCTTTAGTTTTATTATTTGTTATTTGACCCAATTCGATTCTCTCTTTTTTAACTTGTAGCTTGATATTTTCAATAACATCCGGTGGAATTTGCGTAGTTTCTTTTCCTTGAAACTGGGCTAAAATTTCTTTAAAATGATTAATTCTTTTATAAGCATAAAAACAAACTTCTTTGGGTGGTTCTTTATAAGATGGTTTTTCATTTTCAATTAAATATGCTAAACTTCTAGAACATGAATTGCAAATTACAATTCCTTCATCTTCTAATGGGATTAATTCACCAATATGACAATATTGACACACATCAGATTGATATACAAAAAGATTTATGTCTAAGAAGCTATCATCAATATTGCTTAAATATTTTTGGACAATATTGTTATTTAATTGATTGTTTGGATTATTCGTGGATTCCACCTCTTTTATTTTAAAAAAGTTATTTAAAATTTTGGTTTTAGTTGTGGAAGTATTCATAGTGGACAAATTGTTGTCAGATATATTCTTTTTATTTTCAAAATAATTAAAAATATGTTTTGAATTGTCTAAAAAATATTCTTTTTTTTTTTGTTTAATTTCTATTATTTCTGCTTTTATTTCTTTTATGCGGTCTGTAATTTCCAACCGCATTTCAACTGTCAAAACTTCGTCTACATTGTTTACTTTATTTAACAACTCATCTTTTTCCGTTTTTAGTTTAGGTATCTTATCATTATCATCTTTTGAAAACTCATTTAAAAACTCTTTATGCTTATTATCAAGCGTAATGGCACTTTTTTTATTAAACTTGATTTTTTTATTTGCTTTAGGCTTAAAAATAGGCATTCTGTTTTATTTAAATTAAGTTTTTTATTTAATTTGTAATTAATGCAAACTATATTTGTATTAATGTTCAGAATTTACAGATTTAACAATATCAAGATTTACAAGTTAAAACACAATAATAGTTTTCTTTAAATTATGTAAATAAAAATATGGATTTTAAAATAAATCTAGAATCACTGATTAATTTAGAGGATAACTTTAAAATAAATACAATACAATTTCAAAAAATGTTGTTGTTGTTTAATGCTATTGAAGAAGGGTGGACAGTGAAAAGGAAAAACGAATCTTATGTTTTTACAAAAAATCACGAAAATAGAAAAGAAGTGCTGCAGGATTCATATTTGCTTAAATTTATGAAAACGAATTTAGACCTTAATAAAATAATTACCTAGTGTTTTACAAATTACCTTAATTTAATTAATTAATTTAATTAAATTAAAATCTTTGAATTTTTTTTCTTTAGCAATAATATAAAATGGGAGGTGGATTAATGCAATTAGTTGCCTATGGCGCTCAAGATGTTTATCTTACTGGTAATCCTCAAATTACTTTTTGGAAAGTGACGTACCGCAGATACACGAACTTTGCGATTGAGTCTATTGAACAAACATTCAATGGACAGGCTGATTTTGGGCGACGTGTCCAATGTGTTATCAGCCGAAACGGAGACCTTGCTTACCGTACCTATCTCCAAGTTACGGTTCCTGAAATTAACCAACTTATGGGTCTCGGAAACTACACAACTGGCCAAAACACAGGAGTTTATGCCCGTTGGTTAGATTACCCCGGTGAACAGCTCATCGCTCAAGTTGAGGTCGAAATTGGTGGTCAACGAATCGACCGTCAATACGGTGACTGGATGCACATCTGGAATCAACTCACCATGACATCTGAACAAATTAGAGGATACTTCAAGATGATTGGTAACACAACACAACTTACGTTTATCACAGATCCCTCTTTCTCCGACGTTGAAAGTCCTTGTGATTCCTTAGCGCCTCGCCAAGTGTGCGCTCCCCGTAACGCTCTTCCTGAAACCACCCTTTACGTTCCTCTTCAATTCTGGTTCTGCACAAACCCCGGACTTGCTCTTCCCTTGATCGCTCTTCAATACCACGAAGTCAAGATTAATCTTGATATTCGCCCCATCGATGAGTGCTTGTGGGCTGTTACCACCTTAAACTGCAACACTGCTCCTTTTTCCGGTGCTTCAGGCCAATACTCTGTAGGACGACCTGTTCCTGCCACCATTGCCTATAACCAGTCTCTAGTAGCCGCATCGCTTTACGTTGATTACGTATTTTTGGACACGGATGAACGCCGAAGAATGGCGCAAAATCCTCATGAATACTTGATCACCCAACTCCAATTCACGGGTGATGAATCCGTTGGTTCTTCCAGTAACAAGATTAAGCTTAACTTCAACCACCCCGTTAAGGAACTCATCTGGGTTGTCCAACCTGATCAGAACGTAGATTACTGCTCATCCTTGACCTGCGATGCTCTTCTTTTCAAGGTTCTAGGAGCCCAGCCCTTCAACTACACTGATGCTGTGGATGCTCTTCCTAATGCCATCCATGCTTTCGGTGGTCCCCAATCTATCGCAGCTGATTCACGTGCTTTCATTGATGCACGTGGTCTGTTCCAGGATGCTGGTGCTCTTGATTACATTCCCCCGGATGGATTCACAGGATACTGGCACGGACCTTCCAATCCTTACAACGAGGCCAACATGGGTGGTGGACAAGTCCCTATTAACACAACCGGACTTTCTCCTGAACTTGCTGCTTCTCTCCAAGAGTCTGGCTCACACCTTGATAACTCTGGAGTTTCTGATGCCGGCACATTCGTTTTATCCGAGACATCTCTTGACATGCACTGCTGGGGCTTAAACCCTGTTGTTACCGCTAAGCTCCAGCTTAACGGACAGGATCGTTTCTCGGAGCGAGAAGGTTCCTATTTCTCATGGGTACAGCCCTACCAGGCCCACACTCGTTCCCCGGATGAAGGTATTAACGTCTACGCCTTTGCTTTGAGACCTGAAGAGCACCAGCCTTCAGGCACGTGCAATTTCTCGCGAATTGATAACGCCACACTGCAACTTGTGCTCTCAAACGCAACAGTTGAGGGAACAAAAACTGCTAAGGTCCGCGTTTATGCCACCAACTACAACGTTCTCCGTATCATGAGTGGTATGGGTGGTCTTGCCTACTCCAATTAAAAATATTGTTACGATATATCGTGTCGCATATTTTTATACAAATTTAATAATTAAATATTCCTTTTTAATTATTAAAGCAGAAATCAATATAATGAAAACAAGTGTATTTTTACAATCTTCGCTTTTGTTGCAACAAAAGCTACCAAATTTCCACCAAAGAATCGTCAATTGTTTGATTTGCCAACTGGCAAAGCAATAGAGTAACCGCATTTAGCATACAAAAAATAGGGTTAAATATATAGATGAACATATCTTATAAATTATTGCTCCCGAGACTTTGGTAGCAAAAAAAAACGTTAGAGGAGGTCACCATAAAGACCACAACATCTTTACTCCACATGTTGGCGGAGCAAAAAATATACAAGAGGAGGTCATAACAAAGCCATAATTGTGATAAAGTCAAAAGTATCATATTTAATAATTAAACATTCCTTCTTAATTATTAAAGCAAAAAGCAAAGGTTGTCCATACTACGTACACCCTTTAAAATATATTATGTGTAAAACAACATAATGTGTTGTATATAGTATGTATACAACATGGAAATAGTGAAAGCATTCAATAATAATGAACTTCATGCAAATATTACTATTAAGGAGACCATAGAAAAACCTTTATTTAGAGCCAGTGATATCGGTGAAATATTGGGTTTTAATAATATTAGACAAACTATAAAAGATTATGATAATACAGAAAAAGATGCCGTCACTACTAGTGACAGCACTGGACGAAAACAATCAATAACATTTCTTACCGAAAAAGGCCTGTATAAGGTGTTATTTAAATCAAGAAAACCAATTGCTGAGAAATTTCAAAATTGGGTATGTGAAGTAATAAAGGAAATTAGGTTAAATGGTGTATACGATTTACAAAATAATTTAATAAGAGAATTCTCATGTAAATATGATTGCCTTAAAACGCTATTGATAAGTGATAAAACGCTTGCAAAGGCATTAGACAAAGAAAAACAATACAATGGGTTCTATTATAAATCTATTGGAAGCAAATTAAAATGCGTATAAGGCAATGCCAAAATAATTCCATAAAATTTAACGAAATAATATTATAATATATTATATTATGTCGTCACCAATGCCACCAATGCCACCAATCGACCATCGATTTGAACCTGGTGCTACTGTTGTATCAACAACCAAAACTCCCGCCACTCTACGTATCAACGGTTTAAGCAATAATATGTATGATACTAATGCTGGGATTAAATCAATATCTTTTGTTGATAAAAATTACGAAAACCAAAATGTTAGTGGTGGAAAACGTAAATCACGTCGTAGAAAATGCAAGAAATCAAAAAAAAATAAGTCTAGAAAGAACCGCCGAAAAACGAGACGTAAATAAATCTTACATAAAAAAATTTATCTTTTTTTGCACCAATTCCATCATAATATATATACTTAGTCATGTTCTAAAGTACGCAAATACATTATTATGATTTGAACAATTTATTCATATTAATCACTTCAGGTTTGTCCGTTTCATTTGTGAATAATTTCATTATTTGTGCATCGTCGCGAAAACGCAAGGTATAGTTCTGTTGAATATTATTTCTACCAATTCGCCCCATAGCCTGAATAATTTTTTCCTGTGTTAAATTCAAGTCTTTGCTCAAATATCCATGACAGAACTGATAATTCGTTCCATAAATATAATCGCTCGAAGCAATAATCATATATAATTTCTGCTCATCCGCCATTGTCTTCATAATTTCAGTATATTTAATATTGTCATGATTAATAAAGACTCCAATACCCATCATCAACAGGATTTTCCACGTATTTTCAATGCCATTTAGCAACATAATTTCATTTACAACATGGTCGTCAATATTGCTCGTAAATGCACTCTCAAAAGACATACCATCTGCCCATTTTTTAATATGAAGATGCTTATTAGGAATAAAGGTGTCATTTAACGTCGCGCTTTTAATAAGCAATCGTAAAGCATTTATTTCATTAGTCAATTTCGATATATCCGCTTTGCCACTGCTGGGCTCTTCAGGACATTCTCTATTCAGTTTTTTACAGTCCTTGGTGGATTTATTTCTACCACCAGACACGCTGTTTTTTATACTATTTTCTGATTGTTCTTTTTTATAATCAAGCGTTGTTTCCAAATCGTTCATTTTTTCGTTTAGAATATTATTAAATTCAATCTTTTTCATAATTTCATCCATCATAATGCTTGGAATATTGGCCTGTTGAATACAGAATTTAGCTATTTTTTCAATTTCGTTTGTGATGAAAATAGTTGGCCCATCCGTAAGGGTATAAGCATCCTTAGTAGTCACGTAAACTCCCGCCGTTCCTGGAGCAGGAACTGGAGGGCTACTCGATGTTCTTAAAATTTTATTCCCTTTGATATCAACAGAATCGTTGTGGGGTATTCTGCGAATTTTTAGGGATTTAAAATGCAGATAAATAGTACTCCACGTTCCTTGCATAATGTTTTGCAGCAATTTAATATAATAAATTTTTATGTTTTTCATATTCAGTTCATTTATTGACTCGAAATGTCTTTTTAACTTCATTTTGCTATTGGCAAAATTATTTTTATTTACAAAGGTAATGAAACTGGCTACTTCTTTCAAATCAAAATAGCGCAACAAGGTTAAGTAGTTTTCACAGTGTTGTGCTATTTTGATAACACCTTCATGCGTGTCCGTCAAATAATGAGGCAATACTACATATCCGTCATTATTTATTATGGGAATAGATTTTTTGCAATCGTGGCTAACAATATTATATACTTCCGAACCTGGAAATTTATTTCTAAAATCGGAAATAGTTTCCGTCAACTCATGAAGTTTAGGCAATGTAGCGGACGACAGTACCATATTAGGAATCAAATTATTTTTCCAAATTTCGGTGATAATCGAATGAAATTCATGTGTTTCATAATCCATTGTTATAGTAGGTTCATCCCAATACACAATCAATTTATGGTCCATATCTTTTCCCTCATCGTCTTTATTAAATGCTTTCATATAATACATGGCAGGCAAATACGATTTAATATCGCAAATCATAATTTCAACGTCATCGCCAACGCTATTATCTACTTTTCCGATTCCACCAGTGCGTTTATTTTTGCTGTATTCCTTTACTGCAAAATAATGTAGTCGAATGTCGTCAGCGCTTGCACATCCAAATGCAAATGCAACTTTTTTGCCAACTGAAATAGCTGACCGCGCTAAGGCCAATCCAACGTGTCTGGCCGCGCAAACAAATATGATTTTGTGTTGTTCGGATAAAGCAATGGGGGTCAATGTTTTTCCAGTGCCAGTGGGAGCTATGTACAATATGAGCTTTGCACTAGGATTTTTGGAAACCGTGAAAATTTCTTTTTGATGTTCGTAGAGAACTAAATCATCATATTTCAAGAGGTTCTTGTTTTTTTCTATACATTCGTCAGCATGTTCAATAATAACGGACATATCAAATTCATCTTCGAAAATTGTAATCAAGTTGTTGCAAATGCTTATTACGTGACGATTTAATCTATGTACATTATTTTTAAGGAGTTTAAATATGGTGTAATAATGAAACATTGTTTGCTTTACATTTTTTTGTACTTTATACTGTATAAACTTTTCTGAGTGATTTAATAGCACATTTTCATATACGTCTTGCTTTTTTAGCGCAGTTTCGTCATTTCTGTCCAACCTAATTTTATCTGCTGAATTTAGTTTCACGTTACTATCTACATTTATAGATTTGTACTCAGGCTTTAATGTGGAAATATCGATTTGAACCCGGTCGAATTTTTCTCGCAAATATTTATTATATATAAAATCCTCCATTTTTTCACTGTATTCTATTTTTAAAAAGCTAAAGATAGAATTATTGTTATTAATTTTTATATTAACATTATGATACCCTTTTGTAATAAGTTTTAAAACTTCTAGTTCTGATTCAGAAACAGGAACTTCAATAGAATTCCACTCAGCCTTGTTCAACTTTCTTTGCTTTAAATCCATTGTTGTAGTTATTTAATTATGTCATTATCTTTATATGATTTTTTAATTTCATTTTTTTTTTAAAAATAAATGAAATGATTTAAATAGTTGAATATAAAATAAATAACAACCCAGTATGACACACTCAAACATGATTATTTCAATTGAAGGAAATATTGGTTCTGGGAAATCAACCTTATTAAAACACCTCCAAACTCATTTTGGCATTAATAAAAAAATCATCTTTTTAGAAGAACCTGTTGCAGAATGGGAAACGATAACAAATGCAACCGGTACTACAATGTTACAACTGTTTTATGAAGACCAAAAAAAGCACGCGTTTGCGTTTCAAATGATGGCATACATATCTAGGCTGGCGCTGTTAAAAGAAGCGGTTGACAACAATCCAGATGCAATTATTATTACGGAACGAAGCTTATACACGGATTGTATGGTATTTGCCAAAATGTTGTTTGATTTTGGAAATATTGAAGTACAAAATTATAAAATCTATTTAAAGTGGTTTAATACGTTTGCGCAAGATTATACCATTAATAAAGTTATTTATGTGAAGTCAGCTCCTGAAGTCTGCTATAAAAGAATTGCAAAACGTTCGAGAGACGGAGAAAGTAATATACCACTATCTTATTTAATTAATTGTGATAAATATCACACTGAAATGCTCAACGTAATGAATGGCACATGTTTTTGTAGCAACCAATTGGTTCTAGACGGTAATACGGACATTTACCAAAATAATAATCAATTGCAAATTTGGATATCTCAGATAACCCGATTTATTGAGATTTAAGATAAGTACATAAGTAAATAAGTACATAGTAGATAAGTACATCGTTTAAATTAAAAAATTGATTTTTTTTGTATTTATTAAAATAACTGTAATTAATAGTGTAATGAAGATAATGCCTTTAGCTAGTATTATTAATGTGGCTTTTAAGTATGTAGTGCATACATGTAAAAAATATGACATTGACGAGTCACATTCATTAAAACACAGCATGGATGTATTTCATTTTGCAAACAAAATATATGACTCTCAGCTTAGCGCTAATCCGTATTTATTAAAACAACAAAATATAATTGCAGTTTCCGCGATAGTGCACGATATGTGTGATAAAAAATATATGAATGAACAAGAAGGCATATATGAGATGAAAGAATATATGAAGGATTACGTAAAAGAACCTGAGCTGGAAGTAATTTCAAATATTATTTCAACAATGTCTTATTCAAAAGTAAAACTATATGGTTATCCTGAACTGCATGAATACCAACTGGCATATCATATTGTTCGAGAAGCTGATTTATTATCTGCATACGATATAGATAGATGTATTATTTATGGAATGATGAAAGAAAAATTAAATTATGATGTCGCGTTAATACGTGCGCTTGAATTATTTGAAAAGCGCGTGTTAACGTACCGTTCGGACGATTTATTTATAACAGATTTTTCAAAACATCAATCGAAACTACTGCACACAGCATATATGGAAAATCTAAGCAATATGAATAATATGATTAGTAAATAATATAGAAATAATATAGAAATAATGTAGAACTAAAAATGCAACACCCTTTTTTTGCTTCAAATAAAGACAAAGTAAAAGCAAATAAAGAAAAAGTAAATGCAAATAAAGACAAAGTAACTGAAGAATATAAATTTAGATTACAATTTGACGGATGTAGTAAAAATAATCCTGGGCTAGCAGGTGCAGGAGCAGTAATTTATGATAATATAACAAATGATGAACTTTGTAACGTTAGTGAATTTGTTGGAACTGATACCACAAATAATTATGCGGAATATATGGGGTTAATTATTGGATTAAAAAAAGCAAAAGAAATGAAAATAAACCAATTAATTGTAGAAGGTGATAGTATGCTTGTAATAAAACAAATGAAAGGTGAATTTAAAGTAAAATCATTACATCTACTTGAGTTGTATAATGAAGCAAAATCGTTAGAAAAAGGATTCGATTACATTCATTACAAACACATATATAGAAATAATAATAAAAGAGCAGACGAATTGTCAAATATTGCAGTTGATAATTATTTGTGTACTCCACATTAGTCTACAAGTTGATTTAAATAAAATGAACGTTTTAAAATGAGACGGCGTGAAAGTATCAATGATATTCTAGCAGACAAACAGTCAGCAATTTGGGTGGTTTAAATAGTAATAAATCTAGTTCTTTTTTTGTGGTTGGAAATTCAGATGAACTATAAATATCTTGAAGCGTTAGCCATTCAAACATGCCTCCTGTGTATATGTACACACTATGAAATCCGAGAGAAATTAATTGACTATATTTTGTATAAAGTTTTTCATCGTTGCAATTTTTCCCATAAATAATAATTTTAACATTTTTATTACCATTTTTTATTAATCTATTAATTATTTCTTCCTCTTGATTTATGTGTATCGTATTAGGTATAAGACACGTTTGTTCATTTTCATGTAAGGTATTTATTAAAACGTGCGATTCAGGATTTTTTAGCACATATTGAATATCCTCGAAATTTATTTTTTGTGCAGATGATTGTGCATTTCCCATTTATTTAATATTTATATTATTTTTAAATATTAAACTCTAAAATATTTATTAATGAAATTTAACAATAATTTCAATATCTTCTTTTTTAATGCTTTTTGTTGCAGAAATAGACAATTCCTCCCTCTTCTTTCTCGTCTTACCATTATCTACTGCACTGTCCTTTCTTTTTGATGTACTGTTTCTGTTATTCATATCCTTTTCAATGACTTCGTAATTTTCTTCGATAAAATGAATTACTTTGTTCTCTAGCGCCCACTTAAAAAAATTAAGTTGCCCTATGGTTGTTTCAATGCATGTTCCATTTTTATATGGAATACTAATTCTATCCCATCTACAAAAAGGGTCAAATCTTTTCTTACTATAAGCTTTTAATTTTAATTTATAATCAAAATAAACTTTGAACCTTCTGGGATTTTCACTGCTTTCAATATCGTATAACGTATAATATTTCTTAGCATAATTTGTAGCAAACCAATCCACAATTCTTAGCGATATTTTAGACTCCCCTGTTATAATCTTAAGCATTCTGCTAATATTATTTTCATCTTTATAAAATTCCATTAAATTATTTAATAATAATTCATTTTGAGTTGCGTAACAAACTGAGCTAGCCATTAAGTATTTCTAATAAATAATTATTATTGTTTAAGTCGTTTAATTAAGAAAAGTATATTTTACAATATATGAATATTTAGTAGTAAGTAATTTTTATATATATATATATTATATAAATGTCTGATTTTATGAGTAACTATTTTGGTCCTCTAAGCAAAGATTATTGCATGTATTTCTATTTAATGTCAATATTCTTTTTTGTATTAATGCTATTAGGTCTGTTGGGGGTTGTTTCCGCGATGATTATGAAACCCAAACAAATTAATCTAATGTTCTTTATAAACGCTGCAATGTTATTCATGAATAGTGTATTGGCTTATTTTGTAAATAGATTATTGCATACTATGTGCGAAAATAGTGTGCAGTAATTTATGTATTAGGCACATCTTGAGTAGTATTTTGAGGTTTTAAATACTGGTCTCTTATAGAAACGTCATCGGCATAATCATGTTCGGATAAAAAAGGATTAAATCCTCTTTGTTGAACAAGATGTCTGTCTGCAATTTTTACATCTAAATCTTCTCTCTTATTAGAAGATTTAAATCCTCCTTTTGCAACCTCTTGATTTAAAATGTCCCAAGTATTTTCATCATAGTTAAGGGATGATGAATACGCCGAAATTTCAATTTCTTTCTTTTTCTTATCAGATTCTTGTATATCAAAAGTATTATTGTTATTGTTATTGTTATTGTTATTGTTATTGTTATTGTTATTGTTATTGTTATTGTTATTATCGTAATCATCGTCATCATCTTGATTATAAGCAACACGTTTTCTTCTACTTCTTGCGTACGGTTCTCCTTTAGTCCATTTCCATTCCATAATATAGTATATTTTATAACTTGTTAAAAAATACTACTAATAAACTTGTTTGTCTTTTTGAATTATATTTAATTGTTTAGTAAATAAGAACTTATCGGCAGATTGTTTTCGTCTTTTTAAGTTACATTCTAAACAGGCTAAATGAAAATTGTCTTTATCATGTCCTTTATTATTATCTATTCTATCAACAGTCCATTGTTTCATTTCTCTTGAAATATCATACAATACAACCATTTCTTGTTTGCAATAATAACATGTTAATTCACACTTGTTCATTCTAGTAATAATATCTGTAAAAATAATAAATTTGGAAGCGTCGAACAATTTTTTAGTGACGTCTTGATTTTTGTATCCTGTAATTTTTTGATTTATGTGCTGTCTCATTATTTGGGACATTTCATTATTATATAATTTATTATCACATAAATTATCAAAAAATATTTCATTTATGACTTTTAATTGATTTGAAAATTGCAGTTCTTCTTGTGATAAATTCCATTTTATCCGTTTAATGCGTTTTCTCTCTAGTGCCTTATTTTCAGTTAGTTTTTTAATCATATATCTATTTGTTGTGCCAACAATATTGATTGTTTTGTTTGGTGGTATATCTTCCATATACACTTATTCATCATTTTATATTTATGATAAAATAATATAAACATTTTATAATAAATAATTATTAAATAAATAATTATCTAATAAAACCTAGTTAAACTCTTCTTATTATATTATAATATAATAATATAATGGAAGAAACCGCAAATGTTGTAAATGAAGAATGTGTAGAACTTAAAAATATTAAATACAAAACAATGTTATTAAATGGTAGTCCAATTAAAGAAACTACATTATCAAATGATATATCAA